TCAGAGATAGATGCAGCTAAAGGACTTGTAAATTTACTTGGAGGATTAGGAGAGAAAAATAAAAAAGTACAAAAGGCTGCTCTCATAGCGAATGCTGCTTTGTCTATAGCTGAAATCATAAATAATACTAATGTAGGATCTGCTAAAGAAGTAGCTACTAAAGGAGTAATAGGATTAGGTACATCTGCTTTATTATATACAAAGATGGCTATTAGTATAGCATCAGTAGTAGCAGCTACATCTAAAGGATTATCTGCATTAGGTGGAGGTAGTGTAACTCCACCATCTAATACAGGAGGAGGAGGAGGAGACACATCCACTACAGCAGTAGCACCTGTATCAGGTCCTAATCTATTTGGTAATGCCAACACAGGCAGTCAAGTAAATGCAGGAGGTGGCTCTAATCAAAACATAACAGTAACAGCTATAGTATCTGAGACTGAGATTACAGCATCACAGCAGCATATAAATAACATACAACAAAATTCAGTATTATGATAAGCTATCAATCTATAGTAGATAAGATTACTACTTTTTATGACAATCATCTACAAGTTAAAAAGGTAGGCTCAGACTTTAAGGAGCAAATGGTAAACTTTGCTACTGCAGATGAGAAGTATCCTATAGTATTTGTAGTACCTACAGGAGCTACTCCTGGTGAGAATGTTACTGTATTTAATTTAGAGATATATTGCTTTGATATTATACAAATGGATAGAGCTAACATCACTACTATTCTAAGTGATACTCAGCAGATACTCCAGGACCTTTATCTAGAGTTTACATTCTCAGATGATTATGATTTTGACATAGATGGACAGCCTATATTTATACCATTGAACAATGATCTATTAGACTATGCTGCAGGATGGCAAATGAATCTATCAGTAGTAATTAAGTCCTGGACAAATTGTCAAATTCCTGAACAATAATAGCTCTTAATATAATATAGTTATGGCTTATAATATAAAGTATCCAATGCGTAGAAAGATGGCAACAGTACTAAAGAGAGTACTAAGAGCTAATTTTCTAGTAGACACAGGTACACTAGTAGATTCAGTTAGAATTAATGCAGAGATATCTGATAGATTTAATTTAAGGATACAAATAGTAGCAGCTTATTACTTTGGATTTCTAAATAATGGTACTCAGACTATAGGAGCTTATAATCTACTTAGACAATTTGATGTAGCATTAGATGATGCAGGAATTTATGCAGAGATTTGGGGAGATTATACAGAATATCTTTTGACTAAATATCCTATCTTAGAAATAGATAACATACTAGAAAGATCAGGAGATATACTCTTCTCATTTGAGCCTTTATTCGGAGAGTTTTATGGAGAGCTAGATTATTAGTCTAAAGTTTTTTTCATTCCTAAGATATTAAAGACTAGCACTACTGACATATCTAGGATGCTATTGAACTTACTCAAGTCATCATTACATAGAGCCATGATAGTAGACTCCCATGCAAATTTCTGCTTCTCCTGTTCTCTCTTTTGTTCTTTAATCTCTTCAACATCTTCAAGCACCTCATCATCAGTCACTACATCCACTAGTAGATTAGTATAGGTATTAGTAAAGTTTTCTCTAAATTTTAAATACTCAGGAATAAGACCATAGACATCAGTAATAGGATAATCTAAATACCAATCTAATCTATCTCTAGGGCTATAATTGTAAGGCTCAATGATATCATCACCATAAACATTCTTAGATGTTCTCCTGTAGAGTAATGCTAAGATGTGGCAAAAGTGATCTAGGTAGTTATTAGAGAAGTAATACTCTAAGTCTATAAACTCACCTAGACTTATTCTATCAAATGACTTAAGCACATAATTATCTAGCTTATGGTGATATTTTTTAGATGGCTCTGAGTTAATAAATTTAATCTGATTGATTAATTCTCCTAGCTCATCAAGCTCTAGCTCCTCAAAATAAGATACATCTTTATCAGCTAATATACAAAGTACATCTATCTGATAATCAAATATGCCATCTTCACTGCTCAGCCTCCTGATCTCCAGGAACTGCTCCACTGATATCTGATTCCAATTCTTGGGGAGCTTGAGATTCTGCATGGTTAGTAATTTTATAAGTTACAAAGGTAAGATAAGGGATAGCAATATCTGCTTTAAGTTTACTAAATAGTTTAGCTTTGTGTTTTAGATGTGCAGGATCATAATGCTCATTGTTGGATAGGTCAGTTCGTTTAAACATTAGAGCCATGATATCTGAGATATATTCTTTATTATCTTTCTTAACAATTTTTTCAACAATCCTAGAATCTTTTACACTAAGTTTCATTTCAGCTCTATAAGTATATCCCTCTATCTCTATCTCTTCTACAGGATCATCCTTAGTATAGTTATCTTTATTAAACTCTTTGACATTAGCTAAGAATACATCAAACTCTACATCCATCTCATCCTCTGTGATGCCTAAGTATTCAAAGACTTTACAATGCTTTTCAAGAGTGTCATACTCTTCATCGTTATGGATAGCAGATATCTTTTGGAACTGCTCTAGTGTTAATTCATCCATCTTAGATGGGATCTCTTTACCAAATAATTCTATCATAGTTTCTAATTTTTGAACAAATATAAAAAAAATATAATATAGTTATGACAAAAGATATACCTGTCTATAAAATTACTATAGATCCTGAGTATTCAGATGGAGAAGATTTAGGTATTGAGCAAATTGCTTTCACCTCTCAGCCTGCTGTCATAACTAAAGGAATAGCATTTAATGAGAACAAAAGATTGTTTTTCTCAGATGACTTAAAGTATAGAGTAGTAGCACCTGCTATGATTCCTATGCAGATATACCGAAAGGATGATGAAGATGGAGAGTACTATGTTTCTTTTGATCAAACTACAATAGAGCAGATTCATTCCAAGTTTATGCAGGACCTATCTAATAGGGATGTATTTAACCTAGAGCATGATACTGATAAGACAGTACCTGCTTATGTACTTGAGGCATGGATAGTAGAAGATTCTAAGAAAGATAAAGCCTATTCTAGCTATGGTATTGAAGTACCTGAGGGTACTCTAATGATCACAGCTCAAGTAACTGATAAAGATTACTATAATGAGCTAGTAAATAATGAGCAGATAGGATTTTCTATAGAGGGATTCTTAGGACTGAAATTGCGTAATCAATTAAATAAAATAAATATGAACAGAAAAATAAAAATGAACGCTCTACCTGATGGGGAGCATCTTATTGATGGCAAAACTTATGTAGTAGTAGGTGGAGTAATCACTGAGATTCGTGATGCTGCTATGAAAGGTAAAGCAAAAATGAACAATCTACCTGATGGTGAACACATTATTGATGGCAAAACTTATGTAGTAGTAGGTGGAGTAATTACTGAGATTCGTGATGTTGCTATGAAAGGTAAAACAAAAATGAACAATCTGCCTGATGGAGAGCATACTATTGAGGATAAAATCTATGTCGTAAAAGATGGAGTAATTACTGAGATAAGAGATGTAGAAATTACTGCCAATGAAGATGAAGTAAAAGAAGAAGAGATTGCACTAGAAGAGACAGTAGTAGAAGAGGAAGAAGAGGAAGAAGAGGAGAAGTTAGCTGTAGATCCTGCTGTTGATGCTGATGCTATTTTAGCTATAGTACAGCCATTATTAACTGATCATGAGAATAAACTTTTGGCATTAATTGCTGATTTAAGAAATCGCATTGAAGAGATGATTGCTGAGGATGAGGAGGTAGTAGAAGTAGAAGCTACTAAATTATCATCACATCAGGCTTTTAGTAAAGTAAGTAAATTTTTAAATAATAATAACTAAATAAAAAAAAACAAAATGAGCAGAAAATTAAGATTTGACTTGGACATTGATGCAACTGCATTATTACAAGCTAACAGCGAGGCATTTTATAGCCGAGCTTATTTAAAGGAAGAGACAGTAGATAACTACCGAACTTTACCAGGAATTAAATATAAGACTAAGATTTCTAATATTGTCTTTGGACAGGTATTGCAGGCAGAAAATTGTGCTTTTCTTGCATCAAATGATGATCTTGCATCTGTAGAGATTGATGTATGTTCCCTAAGTGCAATGGCAGAAATTTGTCAATTTGATCTAGAGCAGTCTTTTGTATCTTTACAAATGGCTAAAGGATCTAATGGTGATTTCACTGTAGCATCTTTCATGGATTACTATTGGAATGAGATGGCTTTGACAATAGCTGAGAATGTAGAGAAGTTACGTTGGTCAGGTGATACAGGATCAGGTGATGCTTCTCTAGCTTTATGTGATGGAATTAAGAAATCACTAGTAGCTGATGTTGCTAATGTAATTGATATTGCAGCTCCTGTAGCTATTACATCAGCCAATGTACTTGCTAAATTAGCAGAAGTATATGATGCCAT